TAAAAAAGAACTAGGTAAAAAAGCTTTGCAGTTTATGGCTAGTAATACTAGAAATGCAAACATGACTAAAGCAGCAGTAGCTAGTGCAGGCTGGACAGGACTAGGTAACTCTTCAGAGCAAGCTGTTAACATGGCAGCAGATATACAAAAAGATTTTGATGGTCTTCAATCTGTTACTGCTATAGGAACTGGATTAGCTGTCGGTGCGCCTTTAGGCAGATATTCGGAAGATATAGGAGCTGCTATTGGTAGGGGTGCTGCGCGTCTTAATGAAAGATTTTTTCGCAGCAAGATAGGCGATGACAATATTAAAACTTCTGTAGACGAAACTATTGTAGAGCGTCAAGTAATGCAAGAAACTGGTGCGCCTTTACAAATGGATGCGCTTACATTAGAAGAAGCTCAAGAGGGTCGGTTAGAATTTATAGATGAAGTAGAAGAAGCACTAAAAGATTTAGCGCCCAGCCCTGAAAAGGCTCAAAGCCAAGCTAAGTTTAATGCTAAACGAGCCAGAGAAGCTACTAATAAAGCTAACAAAGCACAACAAGAAGAGCGACTTTATGGTGGGTTTGTGTCTGACTCTCAGCTAGATGAAATAGCAGAGCAGTATAATATAGATCGTCAAAACTTAGAAGAAGTTATGTTTGACTATGAAGCTAACAGAGATCTTCCAAATGTAGATGACTTTGATGACTCACTCATCGAAGAGGTAGGTGAAGTATTTTATAATCTTAATAAAGCTAAAAAGAGCAGAGAGTTTGCTATTGCATCTTTTAGTAACTACATGGCTAATCGAAAGAAAAGTGCAGAACCTGTTCCTGAAAATTTAGAAAAAGCTGTTAATGCTTTAACGGTTATGGCTCAAGAGGCTGGACGTGTTGATCCTCCTCAAGCGATTACAGCTAAAGCTAAAGCGTTTACTGCGAAGATAGGAGGCAGTGAAAAAACTGAAGCAGAAGTAGCTGATACACTAATGCAAGTAGAGCAGGGAGTAATCTCTCCAGATAATGCTCGTGCAGCCTTATTAAAAACAACTCAAAGGTATCATGGTAAAATATTTTTTGGCAGGCCCACAAAAGTTTTAACAAAATTTGCTAATCAGTCGCCGACTGCTAAACGCCTAGCAGAATTAATGCGCTATGATGCTGACCAAACTTTTACCAGTGAAGCTAAACAAGTTGGAATGGACTTCAATGAAACTTGGAAAGACTATGCAGGTACGCTGTATTCTCCGTTAATACAGGCTATGCACAGCTTGCGTGATATTTCTCATGGTAGAATAAAAGATGAAATTAATTTAAATCTTAGTAGAGCTTTGCGAGGTCAAAAGTCTCAAATACCTGAAGTAAACAAAGCAGCAAGCCTTATTAGAAAAAATGTGTTAAATGAAGTAGTAGAGCGTAACAAAGAGATAGGCTTTGAAGGAGATCTTATAGACGAAGATTACTTCCCTCGTTTATGGAACCGATCAGCTATAGAAAAAGATTTTTATGGGACTAGAAATCCAAGAAAGATATTCACGGCTGAGGGAAGATATGAAAATGCAGGCAAGGGGCCAAACAGATTTGCCAAACTTCTTGTGGCAGATGGAGAAGCCGCAGATATTGAAGAAGCAAATGCAATCGTAGAAGGGATGCTTAAAAAAAGAACTGATTCAGCAGGCCCCGCTGGTGCTTCATTTGTTTCTGGAAATTCATTTTTTACTGCTAGAAAATTTACAAATATAAAAGATGATAATAAATACGAAGAATTTTTAGATAACAATGTAGAAAATGTAATGTTTCAATACATTACTCAAAGCGCAAATAAACATACTAAAAGAAAAGTATTTGGTGTTGACACTCTACAACGAAGTGACTTGCCTTTTGATCAAAGAAAAGATTTTGAAACAGTTTGGATACAAAAGATTAAAGATGAAGTATTAGCTACAAAAAATAAATTTACTGATACAGATGCTGAAGATATTAGAGATTTATATAGAAGCATGACGGGAGAAGATGTAAAAGATTTTGGCCCCGGCCTTCAAGTTGCGCGTGATACTTATGCAACATTAGTACGCATGTCTACCTTGCCTTTAGCCACAGTTTCAAGTCTTACAGAAATACTATTAAATATTCAAAAAGCAGGAACCAAAGAATCTGTTAAAGGTTTTGGTAATGCCCTTGCTCAAGGCACAGAGCTAATTACTAATGGCATTCGTAGAAGACTAGGCGAACAAGGACTTTCCGATCCTGAGATATTTAATGAAATGCGAGAGTCATTTTTAATGTTAGAAAATGCTAATGTAAGCGCAGCAGACAGACTGGGTGATGCTTCTCTTGCAGGACATAATTTTAAAAAAGCAAATAGGTTCTTTTTTCAAATGACTTTACTTGATGGTTGGACAAAGACTGTGCAGCTTTCTGCGTACAATACAGGTAAATCTTTAATACATAAAAATTTAAAGGCTATAGCAGACAATGGAACTTTGCCAGACTCTAAAAGAATTGGTAACTTGCGGGATCAACTTGCTTCACTGAATGTAGATGTAGATGAGGGCCTTGCGTATCTTAAAAGAAATGATGGACAAGTAAATACAAAAGATCCATTTTATAAATCTATTAAACGTGGTGCTGGTCGCTATGTAAATGAAGTAGTTTTAGACACTGGGCCTAGAGCAGCTATAAAACCTATTTGGATGTCCGATCCAAAGAAGGCTATTTTAGCTGAACTTCTTGGTTATCCTACAGCTTTTACTAATAAAGTATTAAAAGAGTTTGTTAGAGGATTTTCAAAACCTATAGATAATCCTGAAGCTTTTGCAAATACTTTAGCGGCTGCGTTGTCTATGACTGCCGCTGCTGTAGGACTAAATTATGCACGAAACCCTGAGTCATTTAAAGATAAAAAAGGAGTAGAGATAGCTGCCGAAGGTGTGTCTAGATGGGGTGGGCTGGG